CACTATAAACTTACCGCTGTCATCCGTCACGTACTTGCCGTCAGATGTCACCACCGCCGCATACGGGCCCTTGTCAATCACCTTCAGCTGTAGCATCATGCCGTCGGTGCATGGGATGGAGGGCGAGTACCCGGCAGCGGCCAGCACGTATGAGGAGGCGCCGGCCGCCTTCGTGTACCATTCGCACTCAAGGATGGCCTGAGGATTGGGGACAATCCCTGCCGTATCACGGATGACCGGTTTCGGGTATATCATCTTGGTTCCGTCGGCCACCTGCTGCGGAAATCCCTCCCAGTCAATCTCGATGCTGGGAATACGCCTGCGGATGGTGGTGGAGACATAGTCTATGTCACTGTCCGGCTTGGATGAAGGCGCACCGTCCTTCGAGTACGATGCTTTCACAACGTAGGTCTGTTCGTGGCCGATATAGTCCCGGTCTATGGTAAGCACGTTCTTTGTCAGAGAGACGAACTCCCAGTCATTGTCGCCGTTACCGTCGGTAATCTGCTCCAGTGCGCCCGTATTCAGCTTCCGATAGAAGAAGAACTTGCACTTGTTGGTTGCTGTGACATCTACATCGCCGACAAGTAGCTTGGCGGTAATGATATGTTTTGATATATCACGGCAAGGATTCCAATCCAAAGAAGAAGGAGAATCAATCCCCAGCTTAGGCTGTGCTTCGCTGCCATCTACGGCGCGAACAAGACAGCTGAAACGGTAGACATGCGTCTGTCCGGTACGCTTCGCATCGACATACTCGGCGTAGAACTCCAGTGTTACCGGACTGCCGGGAACGGTATTCTTTTTCACCTGAATAGTCCCTTTTGTTGCTCCGGTCTCGGTAATGACATAGCTCTTGTTGGCAGATGTAATCAATGTCCGTACACCGTTCAAGCGCTCGTACCACTTCATGTTGACCAATGACGCGTTGACCGCACCCACCTTGACCACCGCATCCGGGTCGGTAGCATTGCACCGGGGGAACAGCGTCAGGGGGGTAAGCGTGTAGTCCGGAGTGTACTCGGCCTTGTCAGCCTGGTACACCTGCACGTCCGGCACGCTGCCGACAACCTCTATCCCGCCGCTGGTCTGGAGGGGGCGGTAGTTGACCTCTATTTTCTTCTGTATAGTCTGCATAATTAGAAAGTTATATAATTCATTGTCTCATAATTATTCTGCCCGTCACGCAGCAATACCCGTGCGATGAACTTGCACCCGGTCATGTTCATATAGTCGGGACCGAGGTCGTTGACCGTCAGCGGCAGTGACTTGCCGGTTTCCGCGTGTGCGACCGCCCAGGCGTTGTCCTCGGTGACGTTGCCCGTGTCGCGCGTCCACTCCACATCACTGTCAAGGATATGCGTCGTCACATCACGGTTGTACAGCTCACCGGTAATGGTGAGGGTGGTCGCAAAACGCTCCGCATCGAAGTACCAGCCGTTGCTGCTTTCTATATCGATGCTGAAATCCGGATTGCCCTCGATCATTGCCCAGGATGCGGAACCGTATTGGGGTTCGTCGGTAGTGCCGGAAACAAGACACATCCACTTGCATCCGTAGTGCCACACGGTATCGTACATCATCACACGTACAGTCTCGGTCTGTGCCTCGCGGTCGGCTTGGTAGGGTTCTGCTCCCGTGGCGGTCTCCATGCTCCACTCGCAGCGGTCGTTGGCGATGCGGGGCAATACGCCTTGGAAGTCGATGCGGTGGATGTCCTGCGCTACCAATCCCCGGACGTAGATATAAGAGTGCAGGTAGTTGATGGGCAGGTTGTCGAACAGAGACAGATGCTTCAGCCTGCCGACGATCACCGAATAGTTGCTTTCCTCAAGGACGGGTTTTGTGACCCCGTTAAGCATGCAGATACAATGCTCACGGGATGACAGATACCAATAACCCTGCCGTTCAGTATCAACCGGGTTGCCACGGTGTGATAATATCATCAACGGCTCAGGAGGATAATTCTTGCCACCCGGCACCTCGCTATCAGGGTACATCACAGCGTTGATCGTATTGGCTGAGGTGTCAACATGCAAGACACGTAGCCAGGAGGTATAATACTTGCCGCCACCTGATGCAAGGTCATTGACAACACCATATACAACATCGTTTTCTGCCAGTGCAGTAAAGTCGTTATCCCACCGTTTCTTCATCTTCAGGCTGTATGTGCCGTCTTCAAGTTGCGATACACTTTCGATGGTACCGGACTCGGAGAAGGAATAGTCGCTCTCCATGGCAGAGAGACGGTTGAAGATAAGCTCAAGGACGGTAAGGCTGTCGCGGACTTCAAGGCGTTCAAACTGCGCGCGGCCGTCAGGGAATATTCCGGCACCCTTGCCCGCGACCATAGAGTCGATAAACTCGCCGAACTTCAACAGAAAATTTGTGCCGTCAGCTCGGTCTTTGCGAAGGAACATAGCCAAGGAACGCAATGCCGAAAACACGTTACTATCCGTGGCCGGTGTAGAGTCATTCCTTCTTATCACATACACGCCACTACTACCGCTGCCCGTATAGGTCTGTCCCTTCAGAGTAAGGCTCTCAACCTTCTCCTCCAGCTCCCCAATACGGGAATAGGCAGCAGTTTCCCCGACAGTATATATAGGGGAATCATAAGGCAGGTCAAGATTGAATTCAAATCCGATAATCCTTGACTGCCTTCCGTTCTCGAAATAGGCCTTGTTGATAAGGTTGACCTTTTGACCGATGCTGTAGAGGTTGTGAATGCCGTCCTCACTGTATGCGACATCCGACATCATCTTACAGTTATATGTAGAAGGGTCTATCTTTGATTTGGCAACGTACTTATCGGCTTTGTCCTTTAACTCCAACTGTGCTTCTGCTACCAGTCCCATTTCAGCTATCTTCATGGGATTCCAGCCTGATAAGATGTAAGTATCACCATTTTCGGGGATAAGCACTCCATCCGGAAGCGGTCTGCCGTAGTCCTCATTCCTGACTATCTCCCAAAGTTGTGCCTCAGGGTTCCAGCCACCGTTCTCAAGTTTCTCCGGCTTTCCCTCAGGGTCGAATGTCACAGCGAATTCCATACCATTCAACTTGCCGGATTGGAAAGTGATTTTCAATTCCTTGCCGGGAAGGATATAGTCCTTTGAGAAGGTAATACCAGTATCCTTGAAGCGGTAGGCATTCCACTTCTTTTCAGTGGTAGTCCCGTCGGCATTTTCTACTTTGTCAGTGTATTCCTTGATGGTAATGTCCGACATCGTGCCGACCCTTCGGGGATAGACCTCATCGAAGATAACCACTTGTTCGATGGCTTCCTCGATGGTCATACCAGGATAAGCGTCTATGTACGGAGTTCCTTCGGGCAACATTAAGCGTTTTTGCACCACGCCGTTCAGTACTACAGTCTCATCAACGGGGCGGTAGTCAGATGGGATATTCTTTGTTGAGCCGAAAGCATAGATACGGGTGGCGTAGGTGGACTGGGATTCTGACTGTGACATTTCCTGTACGTTTTTCCCGATCTCGAAAATCACCGCATCGCCGGACTCACAACGTCCGAAATGGATGATGTTTTCAGTCACCCAGCATTCGCAATCCCATTTCTTTGCCATAGAGAAGCAGGCGTCAAGGATGTTGATGTTGTCATAAGTCATCAGTAGCGCCTTATTCTCTACAGTGCTGTCAATGGA